CGTAACCAATACGATTTAGCCACTGCAGCTAAAAAATCTAGATCTTGGTTCGATCAACAAGTTCTGCTTATGAGTAAGCAGCAAATAACACCACAGAAAGTTTTAAAGGGAGATCCTTCAGCTTTAAGAACTAGTGTTCTTCCAGGAAACCTTTATATGTTCATGTATGATCCAAAGTTGAAAGCGACTTTACCATACTATGACAGATTTCCATTGGTATTTCCATTTAGAAAAGTTCAAGGTGGTTTTCTTGGTCTTAATATGCACTATCTTCCATATCAAATGCGTGTTCAGTTATTAGATAAACTAATGACATTTAAGAATAACTCTAAAATGGACGAAACGACAAAAATTAAATATTCATGGGCATTAATTGATGGTGTTTCAAGATATAGATTCGCAGAACCTTGCGTTAAACATTATCTAACAGAACATCTTCGTTCTCCAATGAGACAAGTATTCGCTCAAGACTGGGCGACGGCAATGTTATTACCTGTCGAGAAGTTTGTTGGAGCAACTAAAGAACAAGTTTGGTTAGATTCTAAACGAACAATAAGAAAAGTATAATGGCAAAATCCACCAAACTAAAAGAATTCATAGCCAACGTTAAAAATGGTGGGCTAATGAAAGCCTCCAGATATAGCGTCTTGATGTCTACACCTGCTTCAATTTCAGGTAAACAAAAGAACGACATTAGAAAGATTTTATTATTCTGCTCAGACGCAAATTTACCTGGACTAAACATTTCAACTGCTCAAAACAGAACATTTGGTGAAGTTCGAGAAGCACCATATGACAGAATTTATGATAACGTAAATATGACATTTTATGTTGATCAAAATATGGACGTTAAAGAATACTTTGACGATTGGATCAATTCAATACAAAACCCAAACACAAGATTTTTTGAATATTATAAGAATTACATAACTGAAATGTATATTCAAATTGAAGACGCTAGAGATGACTCTAGATATCTTGTCATTTTACATGAATGCTATCCAAAATCTTTATCTCCAATTCAGATTGGATATGACAATAAAGAAAATATGAAACTTCAAGTTTCTATGAATTATAAGAGCTGGTCTCATTTTAAAATACCAGCCAGCACTAAAGCTGAACCTGGAGCATGGGACTCTTTGTTCAAACTACCAACAATCAATAATAGAGAGATTGGTGATTATTTCGGTAACTTCTCTGGTTATCAATCTAATGCAAACCAACTACCAGAAGTTCAAAACTATTCAACTGGTTTAACAAATAGATTATCATTTTAAAGGAAGTAAGATGGCAGATGAAGTTAAAGCACTAAGTGCAAGCGAACAGAAAAAAGAAGATTGGATGAACACTAAGTGGCGTCCAGCTATGGGATGGATGTATATGGCAGTTTGCGTATTTGACTTCATATTATTTCCAATCTTGTGGGCTGTTGTGCAGTTCTGGGAAACGCAGGCAGCTAACGACGCATTTAGACAGTGGCAACCATTAACATTACAAGGTGCTGGTTTATTCCATATGGCTATGGGTGCTGTACTAGGTTTAGCAGCATGGGGAAGAACTCAAGAGAAAGTTGCTGGCGCAGCATCACCTACTGGGGTGAGCATTCCAAACATCCCAAGTATTCCTCAAACTCCTACACTAAATACACCAGTGAGTGCTCCTGTAGCACCAACACCTATTGTTAAACCGACACCTAAAGTTGCGACACCTGTCGTTGAATTAGATCCTGATGACCCACCAGTGAGAAACACTAGAAACGATTAAACATGAATATTAATGATAAATTATCAGAAGTCTTTGATGTTCCATCTATAACAAAGACTACCGAAGTTGATGTGATTGATAATGATACTGGAGAAATTATTCAGTCAGATGAGCAACGAATAGAGAACGATTACGATAAGAGTCGTTCAAACTTACATGAATTGTTACTTAAAGGGCAGGAAGCATTAAACCACGCTCTTGAAGTTGCTAAACAATCTGAACACCCACGTGCGTTTGAAGTTGTGGGCAATTTAATGAAACAATTGGCAGATGTAAACCAACAGCTTATGGATTTACATCAACAGAAACAAAAACTTGACGAGCCGAATAAAGCTGAAAAAGCAAAACAGGTTACTAATAATAATGCTATCTTTGTTGGTAGCACCGCTGAGTTGAATAAGCTAATAAAGAATATGGCTAAAGGAGAATAATTATGGCATTACCAATTAACACCGCACCAATATACACATTGACAGTTCCATCAAGTGGAGAATCGTTAAAGTTTAGACCATTTTTGGTTAAAGAAGAAAAGGCATTATTGATTGCTCAGCAATCAGAAGATACTCTGGTTATGGTTGATACACTTAAGAGTGTTATTAAATCATGCGTAATTGGAGAAATTAAAGTTGATTCTTTGGCTACGTTTGATTTAGAATATATCTTCACTCAACTGCGTGCGAAATCTGTTGGTGAAACTGTGGATTTACTATTTCCATGCGATGTTTGCGATGATGAAAAAGCTGTTGTTAAAATTACAATAGACATCTCAAACATTAATGTCGAAAAGACACCAGAACATACAAATAAAGTTGAATTGTTTGGAGAAGTTGGAGTTATTATGAAATATCCAACTGTTGATATTTTGAAAAAGATTCAAGATATTGACTCTAACAATTTAGATGAAATGTTTAAAGTCATTGTTGATTGTATTGATTACATTTACGATGGTTCTGAAGTATTCTACGCTAAAGAGCAAACTAAAGAAGAATTATTAGAATTTTTATATAATCTCACTTCAGATCAATTCGCTAAGGTTCAAAAGTTTTTTGATACTATGCCGAAACTTAGACATTCAGTAGATTATAATTGCCCAGTCTGCGGACGTGCTCATCATAAAACATTGGAGGGTCTCCAAAGTTTTTTTTAATGAATCTTTGTCATGATAATATGTTTAATTATTATAAAATGAATTTTGCTTTGATACAGTACCACAAATACTCACTAGCGGAACTTGAGGAAATGATTCCGTTTGAAAGAGAAGTGTATGTCGCTATGCTTGTTAAATACTTAGAAGAAGAAAAACAGAGAATAGAATCTCAGAGAAGACAATAATGACAGTTATAACTTCATCGCCAACTCAATTTGGTAAACTACTAGAAATACAGAGAGCTGCTCTTGATCAGAGTATAGTTCAGACTATTCATCAAGACCAGTCTGGATCAATTCTTCGTAATATTAGAGAAATCGTGCACGCTCAATTAAAAGCGTCACCAGAAAAATTGAATGTCGAGCAGTTAGAACAAATTAAAGAATTAACAAAATCTCAAAAGAAAACTGAGAAGATTCAAGAAGATACTAAAGACCTTCTAGAAGATCAAAAACAATTTAACGAAGCTATTCAAAAAGTAGCTGATGGTGTTAAAGCGTTCAGATCTGTTGGTGATAGATTAAAAGATTCTCTAGGTTCTCTTAAAGGTTCATTCTCAGGTACTTCTTTGATGAAGTCCTTTAATGTTATGGGAATGTTCGATAAGAAAATTGCCAGAAACGAATTCGTATCAAATCAAAAGTCATTAGGGTCTACTAAATCTGATGCTGAACTTAGAAGCGATTTCTCAGTAAGAAATAAAACTAAAGTTGAGATGGATCGAAATGACAGAAAAATCGCGGATCTAAAAAGAAGAAACCCTGGACTGTCAGATGATCAATTAGCTAAAGCAGGTGAAGGTAAGTCTTTATTCGCAGAGAGAAGTAGACTTAACACTGCATTCGCAGCTACTGATCAAAGTTCTCAACTAATAGGTAAAACTCCTTCAGCTGCGCAACAGGAACAGAACAACGCAGTCAACACTAGCGAAGAAGAAAACGAAAAAGCCATAGTAGAACAACAACAATCAGATCTGCTGAAACAAATTGCAGATAACACTAGTGGTAAAACTGCCAAGGCAACTTCCAGTGGTGGAGATTCTGGTGCAGATTTAGGCATCTTGGGTGGTATTGGTAAAGGATTAAGTTCTCTTGGTGGTGGTTTAGAAGGATTAGGTAAAGGTGCTGGCGCAGGTATTAAGGGTTTCTTAATGGGTTTAGCAGAGGGACTTGCTGCTTTGGCTAAACCACAAGTTCTAATTGGACTTGCAGCTGTAACATTAGCACTTATGGGTATTGGTAAAGCTCTAGAAATGGCAGCACCATTCGTAGAAGCATTTGGTGATGCAGTGGCTAAAGTATTTGGAACAATATTTGAAGGTATCAGAGATATAATTAGAGAGGTAACTGACTCAATCATTAAGTTATCTGAGATTGATGGAAGTAACTTACTTGGTGTTGGTGCTGGACTAGTGGCGGTGGCTGCTGGTTTAGCTACATTTGGTGGAGCAACTGCGGTTGCTGGAGTAGGTAACTTGGTTGGTGG